TGAAACTCCAGCGGGCAACTATCAAGCGGTTGATAATGGTTACGGGCAGATTGGTCTGGTGCCGATGGACGGTGCAGTTAAAAACGTTAGAGACATTATTTACAACACTGCCGTTGGCGATCATCACTTTGGCGTTGACCCCAACACGGGCGAGGCTTGGTATCAAGGAGCGCAAGGCGTCACCCCCGGTCTTTACCAGACATACGAGGATGTTGCGCGTGAAACCGCGTCACAAACGCCAGCGAACGTTACTGCGAACGCTACCGCGCCAGACCCCCGCACAACGGCATCTAGTGCAATTAATGCGCTGTACCAAAAATATCTGGGCAGGGATGCCGACTCAGCGGGGTTGGATTACTGGCTGACCAGCGTCTCGAAGGGTGGCTCGCTTGCTGATGTTGAATATAACATCCAGCAAAGTAATGAATACAAAAACCTCCAGACGCCCGATCCGATAGACGACCCAGATCCTTACCCCGGCGACCCAGACCCTTACCCAGATCCCGGCCCGCTCGAACCCCTTACCGGGTATCACACCATAGGTGCTTTTAGAGAGGAAGACCCGTACCTTTTTGGAAAAAGGGGTAGTTCTAGTGGCATAAATTTTCTTGCCGGTTCGCGGAAAGATTTAACCGCACAAGACTTTCAAGCGTTGTTAAGTGGGCAACAAGGGGCATATGGAGAAGGCTTATCGTATGACCCCAAATTTGGAATTTACAGCAATATTGGTGACGCGGAGCTTCAGCGACTTAGAGAAATGCAAAGTGTGCCAGATAAGATTGATCCGCGTCTGCTGACGGATGTGGAGCGCGTCCGCTATAACCTTGCTAGAAGTACGGGCAATCCGGGCCGCTCTGTATATGACGATGACGGCAACGTGTACAAAAGAGGACTGTCCGCTATGCGGATTGGTGATAAGCAGTACTTTATGAACGAAGACGGCACCTTCACCTCTTATGGCGTTCAAGACGTTAACTACGGTTACTCGCCCAGCTTCAACAACACCCGTGCTGAAGCTGGTTTTGCCGAGGGCGGCATCGTCGATGTTTTTGGTGACATGGCTAACCAAGAAGTAACGGGCGAAGGCATTGAGTCGTTCTTGAACCCCGAGCGGTCGAAGGCGACTCTTCGTCGTAACCTTGCGAAACTCGCACCACGGCCCACGGCTCCTGTAATGCAACAGGGCATCATGCCCATGGCCCGATAATGGCTGACGGAATAATGGGGCTGATTAATGAAGCTCGTTCTTACGCAGAATCAAAATACGCTCAATATTTGGGGATGGACGACGACGCAATTGCATGGGCAAAATCTGTTGGAAATAAATACGGAGAGGCGGGTCAATTTGACGGCACGGGAGATGCGGCACGACACTTAGCGTTAGGTTGGTTAGCAAAACAAACACCTGATCCGGAGCGCGCTTTTCAAGCAATTCAAAACCGAGAAGATTACAGCTTGGACCATTTTGCTGAATTCCGTAACCCCGAACATCGTGGCCGTCGCATGGATTTGTACAACAACAAGTTAGGTTACGAGCTTCCCGCGCAGACAAGAGAAGAAGCAGAAGCTCTTATTAATCAGCTTATTTCGTCAGAAAAAGCAGAATATATGACTCCCGAAGAAAGTCGTAAGATGCGTGGCTATGCTCTTGGGGGTGAAGCGCGATATGATGTCCAACGCGGCGTAGGCGCATACGCCCCGTATACTAGGAGAGCCTAATGGCTAACGGCGACGATAAATCACAGTTTTCTTCTTTGATGGACAGTACGGCTCAAGGGCCGGAAATTACCGAAGAAGAGATGGAGTTAGACATTGAGGTGGCCGCACCGGGCACTTTTGTCGGCTCTGTCAATGAAATTTTGCCGGAAGGCATTGAGATTGAGGAAGATGACGATGGCGGAGTTATTGTTGATTTTGATCCGATGGCCATGCTTGGTGATTCTGACGGCGATTTCTATGGCAACTTGGCAGAGGAGTTGGACGATAGAGAGCTTGGTCAATTATCTTCAGAGTTATTAGGCGATTTTGATTCTAACAAAGCGTCTCGTTCTGATTGGGAAGACGCCTATTCCAAGGGTTTAAACCTTCTTGGATACACTTACGAAGAACGAACAATGCCGTTTCGGGGCGCGACAGGTGTGACACACCCTTTGTTAGCGGAAGCGGCAACACAATTTCAAGCGCAGGCTTTTAATGAGCTTTTGCCACCGTCTGGTCCGGTCCGGACGCATGTAGTTGGTGAAAAGACTAAGAAGAACGAAGGGCAAGCGCACCGTGTAAAAGATTTCATGAACTACTACATCACCAGTGTGATGGAAGAGTACACGCCTGATTTCGATCAGATGTTGTTTTATTTGCCTTTGGCGGGGTCAACCTTCAAAAAAGTTTATTACGACGAAGCGGTTGATCGGGCGGTAAGCAAGTTTGTTCCGGCAGAAGATATTGTGGTGCCGTATGGCGCTAGCGACCTAGAGTCCTGCGAAAACATTACGCAAGTAGTAAAGATGTCTTTGAATGATCTGCGTATTCGTCAGGTCATGGGGTTCTATAGAGACATCCCTGTTATTCCATCTGAGTCTAGCGACAACGAAGTTACCAATGAGATGGATAAGCTAGACGGGACAACCCCCGGAAACCTTGACTACACCTGCACTTTGTTGGAATGCCACGTTAATTTAGACCTGTTTGGCTATGAAGATCTGGGAGAAGACGGTGAACCAACAGGAATTAAAATTCCTTACATTGTTACGATTAGTGAGGATAATGGACAAATACTTTCCATTAGACGAAATTATCGCGAAGACGACGAAAAAAGACGAAAAATTCAATATTTCGTCCATTACAAGTTTCTTCCGGGATTCGGATTTTATGGCCTCGGGCTTATCCACACTATTGGCGGCCTGTCCCGAACAGCTACGGCGGCTCTTCGCCAGCTTATTGATGCTGGCACTTTGTCTAATCTCCCTGCTGGCTTCAAGGCTCGCGGACTTAGGGTACGTGATGACGAAGAACCCCTTCAGCCCGGAGAGTTCCGCGACGTAGATGCGCCCGGTGGGGCTATTCGTGATTCATTGATGCCGTTGCCTTTCAAAGGCCCTGACGGCACGTTGTTCCAGCTTTTGGGCTTTGTGGTTGATGCGGGTCGCCGTTTTGCCACCATCACTGACATGAAGGTGGGAGACGGTAACCAGCAGGCCGCAGTGGGTACGACGGTAGCGTTATTGGAGCAAGGCTCGCGGGTCATGAGTGCTGTGCATAAGCGCCTGCACTACAGCATGAAACAGGAGTTTAAACTTCTGGCGCGGGTCATGTCGGAGTATTTGCCCCAAGAGTATCCTTATGCGGTAGAGGGTGGCGACCGCACCGTGATGCGTGAGGACTTTGACGACCGCGTGGATGTTGTGCCGGTGTCCAATCCCAACTCTTTCTCGCAGGCCCAGCGTATTTCTCTGGCGCAGTCTCAGTTACAGATGGCTACGCAAGCGCCACAGATACACGATATGCACGAAGCGTACCGACGTATGTACGAGGCGCTTGGTGTTAGTGACATAGATAAGATCTTGATTGCACCTTCTTCGGAAGATCCAATACCGAAAGATCCGGCGCAAGAGAACATTGACACGATTGATAGTGTTCAGTTGAAGGCGTTTGAGGGGCAGGATCATGACGCGCATATTTTGGCGCATTTGACCTTTGGCACGTCGCCCATGTTGCAAGCGTTGCCACAGTCGGCTATTTCGCTTCAGAAGCACATTATTGAGCATGTGAAGATCAAGTGTCAGGAGATGGCGACGGCACAATTATTGCAACAGACGGGCGGCCAAGCATTGACGCCGGATCTGGAGCTTCAGTTGGAGTCTATGGTGGCTCAAATGAACGCGCAGGAGTTTGGCAATCTCAAACAGCTTACGGCGCAGATAACGGGTCAAGGTCAAGGGCCTGATCCTCTGGTACAATTGAAGCAACAAGAGCTTCAGTTGGATGCTCAGAAGCAACAAGCGGACATGCAAATGGATCAAGCTGATTTGCAGATGGATCAACAACGTATGGCTAACAAGCAGACGGAGTTCCAGCAACGCTTGGCTAGTCAAGAACGCCAAACACAAGCTAGAATTGATGCGGCTCGCGAAAGAGAGCTACTAAAGATGAGGAATAATTAGATGAAAGTCAAAGTAAACGGCGCTCCGCCGGTCAAAGCCCCTACTCCTGTTGCTAAGGCTGAAATCAAAGGCCAAGGCTCTATTCCTTATGCTGTTGCTAAGGAAGAAAAAACCCCAGATACGGCCATGGGTAAAATCACAACGGGCAAGAAACGTGGCATGGGTGCCGCGCTTCGCGGCTCACGGTTCACGATCTGTTGAGGTAAAAAATTATGGCGGTTTCTCGGGCAAGATTAGACCAGCTTTATAACGAGCTTTTTGATCGCACAACCGGCGCGGAAGACGCAGGGGCTGAGTATTGGATGAACTCGGGGCTTACGGGAGAGGCGCTTCGTGATGCTTTGATTGCGGGCGCGGCATCAAACGAAGGGTCCACGGATTACGCTAATTTTCAGGCCGCGCAAGAACAGTTTGGACAAAACAGTTACGCACAACGAGCCTTTGATGTAAATCAGATGTATAAAGAGCTTTTTGGGCGTCCAGCGGAACAAGCGGGATTAGAGTATTGGTTGAACTCTGGACTATCGGGAGAGAAGCTTCGGGATAGTATTGCGTATGCCGGGTTTACACAAGGCAAAGAAAGTGTTGATCGGCAAGCGTATGTAGATCGTCAGGCCGCGTTAGCCGCAGGAGATACACCGGAAGGCTACAAAACATATATGGCCCCCTCTCAACCTCAGTATGTCACAGAACTTACTGAGCAGTTTGCCGCTATGCAAGAAGAAATTGCGGCGCTTAGTGCTATGTTGAACGCAGGGGGCGGCGGTTATTCTCCGACAGTGCCGGTAGGGCAACCGGGAGGAGGCGTAGTTTCCTCTGGGGGAGGGGGCGGTTCCTCGTATACAGTGCCTACCGTTGTTCCGCCAATGGACAACCCTTATTTGGCGCAATTTCCGAGCGACCCTCCTGTGGGCTATGTTCCGCCCACTCCTGAGATGTTGGACGCGTACCGTTATGAGCAGTTCTACAATCAAGGAATGATTCCACCGGTAGATCAAGGCATAGGGGCTTTAAGTTATTTCGGCATACCCCCTTCTCAGATCCAAACGGCCTTAACGGGATTTTAATGTTAGATGCTTTAATTGGCCCTGTTACAGGACTGCTAGACAAGTTTATACCTGACGCGGATGAGCGAGCGAGGCTAGCGCATGAAATTGCCACCATGTCTGAGCGCCATGCTCAACAGCTTGCAGAGGGTCAAATTGAAATTAACAAAACGGAAGCCGCCCACAAAAACATGTTTGTGGCGGGCTGGCGTCCATTTGTTGGCTGGACTTGCGGTATTGCTTTGGCTTGGCATTTTGTGGGCCAGCCTTTGGTTGTCTTTGTTATTGCTTATTCTGGTATTGAATCCCCTCCGCTACCTGCGTTTGAAATGGAAAGCCTCCTCACCGTCCTTTTAGGTATGTTGGGGTTAGGTGGCTTGCGAACTTTTGAAAAAACCAAAGGTATTTCTAGAGAAAAATGATTACTCCAGAGACAATAGACCGTTGGAGATTTTTACCACGATTCTTTATGTTCGCCATGATCGGCATGACTTATCGCGTGGTTGAGTGGTTTATGGATATCCCCGATCCAAGCTTAGAACAAGCGGGGCTAGTGTCCGTTATGACCGGAGCGTTAACGGGATCTTTCGGGTTATTTTTAGGATCTGGCAAAAAAGAATGACGTATCAATATTTTTCTGAGGAGGAGTTTGTTTGCTCCGAAACCGGAGAAAACAAGATAACCCCCGAGTTTTTGCAAGCTTTAGATAATCTCCGAGACGCTTGCGGTTTTCCTTTCTATATCACTTCGGGGTATCGCTCCCCCGATCACAGCCTTGAGCGCGTAAAAGTCAAGCCCGGAACTCATGCACAAGGCATCGCGGCAGACATACACGTTGAAAACGGCATAGAGCGTTACAAAATCGTACAAGAAGCAATCAAGCTGGGTTTTGGCGGCATTGGCGTGGCAAAAATGTTTGTTCACGTTGATATTCGCACGACAGGGCCTGTTATGTGGACATATTAGTTGCCCCTTTAAGAATGTCATGTTATATAGATAAGATATTCTAAGATGGAGCGCATGTGGATTCTTTATACTTAGCTCAATTTATTCAAAGAGCCATAAAAGAACGCCGTACTCAGATTTTAGAGTTGTTAGAAAACAACCATGTTAAGTCGATAGAGCAATATCAAAACTTGATGGGCGAAATATCGGCTTTAAATTTTATTGCACAGGAACTCTCGGGCCTGCTAGAAAAACAGGAGCAACTCAATGACTGATGTAGCTGAAAAAATAGACTTAGATGCCGCCGCAGAAGGCGTCCAAGCTCTTTACAAAGCGCCCCAACCCAAAGTCTTAGATCCAGAAGCCATGGATAAAAGTCTTTTGGAAAGAATGCCCCAACCTACTGGTTGGCGAATGTTGATTTTGCCGTACCGAGGTAAGGAAACCACGGAAGGTGGGATATATCTCCCAACACAGGTTCTGAACGACTCTCAAATTCAGACAGTGGTGGGATATGTCGTCAAGCAAGGCCCTCTTTGCTACAAAGATACCGAAAAATTCCCAGATGGTCCGTGGTGTACCGAAAAACAGTGGGTTGTTTTTGCCCGCTATGCCGGTTCACGGTTCCGTATTAATGGCGGGGAATGCAGGATTTTGAACGACGATGAAGTCCTTGCTGTAATTGATGATCCGGAAGACATTCTTAGCCTGTAAGGAGGTATGGTATGGCCGATGCGGCAGAAGAAGCTCAATTTGAGCTAGATGTAGGGGATGCGGAAGCTACCGAAGTGGAGCTTGAGCAACCCGAAGAAAAAGATGTTCCACGTGGAACATCTGGACCAGAAATAGACGTTGTTGAGGAAGCTCCTGCTACCGAAGATTCGGAGGTGGAGCAATACAGCGAATCTGTTCAAAAGCGCATTAATCGCCTGACTAAAAAAATGCGAGATGCGGAACGAGAGCGAGAAGAAGCTCTTCAATATGCTAAAAATGTGCAAACGGAAGCAGAAAAAGTTCGCCAACGTATGCAAACTTTAGACCAAGGGTTCATGAATGAATATGGTCAGCGCATATCTATACAGCAACAACAGGCAGAAGCAAACCTTAGACGTGCTGTAGAGCTAGGCGACCCCGATGGAACGGTACAAGCCCAAAAAGAGCTAACTAATCTTACTATTGCGGCAGACGGGTACGTTAAGGCACAACGACAAGCGGAAGCTAGGGCCAATCAGCCACAACAGCCTGTGGCACAACCTGTCCCGCAGGCCGCGCCCCCACAGCCCCAACGACCCGATCCCAAAGCAGAGCAATGGGCAGAGAAAAACTCTTGGTTTGGGAACGATGAGGCGATGACTTTTGCCGCGTTTGGAATTCATAAAAAACTTATTGAGGATGAAGGATTTGATCCTCAGAGCAATGACTATTATAATGAGCTTGACTCTAGAATTAAGCGGGAGTTCCCGCATAAATTTGGAGAAGAGCAATCACCTAGTCGCAAGCCCGCTCAGAACGTGGCTGGGGTGTCACGCTCCACAGCATCTGGGCGCAGTGGTAAAAGGGTCAAACTCTCTCAGACCCAAGTAGCAATTGCTAAAAAATTGGGAGTGCCGCTTGAAGAATACGCGAAATACGTTAAGGAGTAAGGATATGTCCGAAGAGAAGAAAGGCTTTGAGGGCATTACGCGCTCCTCACGTGAAACAGCGTCAAGGGAGAAACAGGGAAGGCGTAAGCCTTGGGCTCCCCCATCTATGTTAGATGCACCGCCTGCACCAGAGGGCTACAAACATCGTTGGATACGCGCCGAAGTAAGGGGTTTTAATGACTCCAAAAACATTTCGGCAAGACTGCGAGAAGGCTACGAGCTTGTTCGTCAGGACGAATATCCAGATTTTGAGTCTCCGGTAATTGATTCAGGTAAATATGAAGGTGTGTTTGGCGTCGGTGGATTGATGCTCGCACGTATTCCGCTTGAAACAGTCCAAGAACGCGCTCAGTATTTTTCTGAACGAAACGCGGATCAAATGGAAGCTGTCGAAAGCGATATGTTGCGAGAAAACGCTCATCCAACGATGACAATCGGCAAAGCCGAGCGTCAGAGTCGTGTAACTTTCGGCGGCCCCAAAAAATAGGGCCGCACAGAATGGAGAACTAAGTAATGGCAAATCAAGAAACTGCCTTCGGTCTTCGTCCTGTTGGGCTTGTAGGAAGCGGTGTTAACAGCACCGGTGTTACTGAGTATGAAATTGCCAGTAACAACACAGATGCCATTTTTAATGGCTCAATTGTGGTTCCTCTAGCCGCAGGCGTAATTGGCCAAGCTGGAGCAACTAATGGCGGCACTACGCAAGCCCTTGGTGTTCTTGTCGGGGTTCAATACCAAGATGCTACTCAGAAGAAGCCTGTATGGCTCAACTACTGGCCCGGATCAGGAAGCGTGTCTGTAGACACTAACTTCCCGGTAAAAGCTCTTGTAGCTGATAACCCCAATCAACTGTTCGTCGTAGCGGCGGATGCAACCCTCACCAACCGAGCTACTGCTTTGGCGGCTGTTTTTGCTAACGCTAGTTTGGGAACTTCTGCTCGTACCGGTTCTACCGATACAGGTAAGTCGAATTCTCAGCTAGGCGTAAGCACTATCGCCACCACAGCAACGTTACCTTTGCGTATCGTAGGCTTGGTTGATGACGACGCAAATAACGATTATGCGTCTGCGGGAGCGCACCTGCTAGTTAGGTTGAATGCTCACTTTAATGCTGGCACCCGTTCGTTTGCTTCTCAAACGACGGCTGACTCAACTGGAATCTAAAGGAGATTAAGTAATGGCTATTTCTCGCGCACAGTTGGCGAAGGAACTTGAGCCGGGGCTTAACGCTCTTTTTGGACTTGAGTTTGATCGCTACGAACAGGAACACGCTGAAATCTTCGACGAAGAATCTTCAGATCGTGCCTTTGAAGAAGAAGTAATGTTATCTGGCTTCGGTACTGCACCGGTCAAGTCAGAAGGTGGTGCTATTTCGTTTGATGACGCGCAGGAAACATTTACTGCACGTTATACTCACGAGACTATCGCGCTTGCGTTCTCAATTACTGAGGAAGCAATCGAAGATAATCTGTATGACCGCCTTGCTTCTCGTTATACCCGTGCTTTGGCACGTTCCATGTCACAAACCAAGCAGATTAAGGCCGCTTCGATCCTGAACAACGCCTTTAATACTGCGGCTCCTGTTGGTGATGGCGCGGCACTTTGCTCCGCCGCACACCCGTCTCTTTCGGGTAACCAACGAAATCTTTTAACCACTGCGGCAGATCTCAACGAGACTTCTCTTGAGCAGATGCTGATTGATATCGCTGGTCTTACCGACGAGCGTGGTTTGAAGATTGCTGTACGTGGCATGAAGCTGATTATCCCGAAGGAACTGCAATTCATTGCAGAGCGAGTTATTAACTCTAACCTCCGTCCGGGTACGGCTGACAACGACCTTAACGCCACCAAGTCTATGGGTATGATCCCCGATGGCGCGGTAGTTAACCATTTCTTGACCGATACGGATGCGTTCTTCATTAAGACTGATGCACCTAACGGCTTCAAGATGTTTAACCGAAGCCCCATCAAGACTGCAATGGAAGGCGACTTCGACACTGGCAACATGCGTTTCAAAGCGCGTGAGCGATACAGTTTCGGTGTTTCCGATTGGCGTTGTGTCTTCGGCACCCCCGGTGCCTAATAGATCTTCGGATCTTACAAGGGCGGCATTTGCCGCCCTTTCTTTTTGCGTATACAATAAGCATGTCCTGACATCCGCATGGTGCGGATGACACTAGCCACGACAGGAGATTTTCATGGCGACTACTACTTTTTCTGGCCCCATTAAAGCTGGAACCATCAAAAACACCACGGGCACCACGTTGGGTTCTAACGTAAAGAACACCGGCCAAGTTGTCATGGCGCAAACTTTTTCAACAGGGTCTTTGGCGGGCGGTGCATCTGCGGCTAACGACACTACCGTTGTTATTCCGGCCAACTCTCAAATTATTGACTGCGTGATCGACTGCCCTACCGCTATGGGCAACGCCACTGCGGTATTAAGTGTGGGCGACACAGTCGGCGGTAATGCCACATTTGTTAACTCTTTTTCAATTACTGTGGCTTCTGGCGCGGGTCGTAAATACCCCACTACAGAGGCTGGCGGCGCATTAGCGTGGGCCGATACAGGCACGGCTGACAAGAAAATTACTTGGACAACCACGGGCGCTACAGACGCGGGTGAGATTCGGGTAACAATTCTGTATCAACAGAACATTAACCTCGCGTAAGGGGAGTTAATGTATGGCTAATTCAGACGTAAGATCAAAACGT